AACCTTGTTTGAAAATTTAATAGCGTCCCACTTGAATGCTTTTTTAGCATCCAATCTTTTCTTATCAGGACCTTGCCCGTTAGCACGAGGATCGTTTTTGTAACGCTTTTTAAATTCAAATACAGCCGGTACTGATTGTTCTTGATCTAAAGGATAAATTTTTGATTTAGATTTAGGAACTTGTGGACGGCATCTTTCACCGTATGCATACAGATCAACTTCCGGTGGCATGTTTTGTGCAAAAGAGTTTATGAATCGTTGTCCATATAACTGTAATCCTTGCTGATTAAATGTTGTTACAACCGCAAATTTTCGGGCCATCTGAAATCTCCATAAATAGTAATTAACTACGTATATTTAGTATTAAGGAGTATTCAATAAATGATCTTCGGAATGTTCAACGAATTTGGTGCACAAAATTCTTCTCCAGTTTTTGGAGCATTTGAACACAGTCTAAACATAGCAGGAATTCCATGGACAAAAAATTTGGATATGTGCCATGTTGCTGTTATATGGAGTGTACTATGGAATGGACGCATGGCGCAAAACAAACGCATTTGGGAACACTGTGAACAAACCAAAAAGCCTGTGATAGTTTTAGAAGTTGGCGGAATACTTCGTAATCAAAGTTGGAAAGTAGGCATTGGTGGTATAAACAACGAAGCATACTTTGGAGAAACATCAACAAGCAGTATCAATAACTGGTTGAGAAATGCAAGCCAACATCGACAAAAACGATTTGGTATTAATTTACAACCGTGGAAACAAACAACCCAGGACAAATATATTTTATTATGCACACAACATAATAAAAGTCATCAATGGAGAGACATGCCTAGTGTCGACGACTGGCTTGATGAGCAGTTAACCAAGATTAGAAAATACACTTCACGTAAAATTAAAATTAGACCGCATCCTCGCTCTCCGTTAAATCCTAGCACGGTTAGAACACTAGACTTTAAACATAAAAATGTAGAATTACAATATCCTATTAGATATGCACAAACATATGACGAGTTTGATTTTGACGAAGCACTAGCAGGTGCTCACTGTGTTATAAGTCACAGTAGCAATCCAGGACTACAATCTGTAATTGCAGGAGTACCGGCGTTTGTAAGCAAAGACAGTTTGGCCCTTCCTGTTGCTAACACAGATTATAGCCAAATTGAAAATCCAAAAAGACCAGATAGAACACGCTGGTTTAATGACCTACTTTATACAGAATACTTTATAGATGAAATCCAAAATGGATTACCATTGGTAAGATTATTACCTAGATTAGAACAATTAGTTCTTGCTCAAAAGTAATTTTAGTGTTATAATAATTGAAATAATAAGGGTGTCTTATGTCAAGTATTTCTATTAACATTGCTGACCATACCATTGAAGATTGTGTAATGTATCTTGCCGGAGAAGGCAACTACATATTTGGAGAAGATGTTTCTATTCATTCAACCGACTTGCATATAGTAAAGAGTCTTGGTAGACAGTTAGGAAACAACAATGCATTTACACAAAAACAAAGTTTAATTGGTTTAAGACTTGTAAAGAAATATTCAAGCCTGCTATCTTCTGCAGGATTTAATTCCGAAAAAATTCTAGATGATAAAATTTTTAAATGGCCATTTAGAACAATTGATAGAACTAAAAGTTTATATATTGACGGAGAAAAAATTGTTCTTAAAAGTCCTTTCATCGCCGATGTTGTAAATCGAGTAAAGAAAAGAAAAACACCTTTCTATTACAAAGGCGAATATAGTGGTGACACAAAAGAATGGAGTTTTGATTACAACGAAAATAATGTTGAGTTCTTGGTCAATCTTGTTAATGGTATGAACTTTTCCATTGATGAAAAGATTAAAAATGATTTTAAGAAAATAAACGAAATTAAAAAGAAAGCATTAGACCACTATCCTATACTTGTAAAAAAGATGGGAGGATATGTTTACAACGACATAGTAATAGAAGAACAAGATCCAAGACGTGCAATCATGCAATCAAAACTACAAGGATGTTTGGTATACGATGACGGTGTGGTAGATGCTCTAAAGCCAAAGCAAAAAATGGATTCAGTGTTGTTAGGTGATAGTCAAAATTGGTTTATAAACTCTAACATATATTCCTATTTGGACATTTTTTCATTGATCAATACCGTAGATCAGTGTATAATTATGTGTAGTAGTAATAACATTGAACAGATTCAAGATATAGTAGGATCTCTTATTTCTGCTGGTTATACTGGTGATGACATTAGTGTAATGTTTAGATTTAAAAGTTCTAAGGACTTTTTTGAAGGTAACAAATACATAAAAAATATGAACGTTAATCAGTTTAATCCAAATAAGAAAATTTTTATTATTAATGAAAAAATACCAAAACCTTTGATTAGTAATAACATTGATCCACAATTAGTTATAAGTTGTTTGCCTACATATCCAAGTCATTATAAGACACAAACTTACTTGGATTGCAAACCTACTGTTGTATACTACTGCGGAAGCAAACCAACTGGAGTAGAAAACTGTGCCGACGTGTAAACTAGTAATTAAAGATGAAGTAAACGTAAAGTTTGAAGGACTTGATTTAGAAATGCGTAAAGCATTAACTAATAAGTTCAAGTATGATATTCCTTATGCACGTTACTTGCCAGCATATAAACTAGGACGTTGGGACGGCAAAGTTAGTTTCTTTGGACTAGGCGGAACAACATATATTAGTATGCTTGAAGACGCACTTCCTTTTTTAGAACAGAAAGGTTGGTATGTTGAAGTTGAGGATCATAGAGAAACTAGAGATTTACAGTTTACAAACATTACAGAAAACTATTGGAAAGATCAAGGTGCTGTATGGCCAGAAGGACACGTAGCAGAAGGACAACCAATTGTACTACGTGACTATCAAGTAGAAGTAATTAACAATTTTATTAGCAACCCACAAAGTCTACAAGAAGTTGCTACCGGCGCTGGTAAGACTATCATAACGGCCACATTGAGTAAGATTTGTGAGCCGTATGGTAGCACAATCGTTATTGTTCCGAACAAAAGTCTTGTTACACAAACTGAAGAAGATTATGTAAACGTAGGACTTGATGTTGGAGTATATTTTGGTGATAGAAAAGAACTAGGTCACAAACACACTATTGTTACTTGGCAAAGTCTTAATGTGCTAGATAAGAAATCAAAGAACCACGAAGCCGCACATACACTAACAGAATTTTTACAAGATGTACGCACAGTTATTGTTGACGAAGTACACCAAGCAAAAGCAGATGTGCTTAAGAATTTGCTTACACAAAACTTTGCACACGTTCCTATTCGTTGGGGACTAACAGGTACTATACCAAAAGAACAGTTTGAGTTTCAAGGTATTAAGCAGGATTGGGTGAAGTTATTAATCATATTTCTGCACACGACTTACAGCAAAAAGGTGTACTAGCAAACTGTCATGTAAACATTGTACAAACAGATGATGTACAAGAGTTTAGCAACTATCAAGAAGAACTAAAGTATTTGGTTACAAGTGAACATCGCATTGATTGGATAGGTAAACTCGTAGACAAAATTAAAGACTCCGGTAATACATTGATTCTAGTTGATCGTATTTCAGCAGGTAAAATGTTGGAAGAAAGATTAGAAAACTCTGTGTTTGTATCAGGAGAAACAAAGGGTACTGATAGAAAGGAACACTATGACTCAATTAAAGATAGCACTAATAAAATTATTATCGCAACGTATGGAGTTGCGGCTGTAGGAATTAATATTCCTCGCATTTTTAATCTCGTCCTTATTGAGCCTGGCAAGTCTTTTGTAAGAGTTATACAAAGTATAGGCCGCGGAATTAGAAAAGCAGAAGACAAAGACTTCGTACAAATTTGGGATATCACAAGCAGATGTAAATTTGCGAAGCGACACCTAACACAACGTAAGAAATATTATAAAGAAGCGAACTATCCTTTTACAATAGAAAAGATAGCAATCGATTAGGAGAACATATGCAAATACTTACATTAGAAAATGAACACTTTGATTTACAAACGCTACCAAAAGAAATAGACAAAGATATACGTTATAGCGTACTAGATAACTCAGATCCTAAGGATCCTGATTACTTTTTTGTGCCACTAATTTACTTAGAAAGTTTTAGTTCGCCTGCCGTAGTACTACAGATAGGATCAGCACAAATACAAATGCCTTTAGAGTGGAGTATGGTTGTAGGAAACTCTGATGTAGGTGATTTAGAAGTGTTACCATTAACAAGTTTAAATGATAGAGGCTTTGAAGCATTTATCTTTAATCCACTAACAAGTTCTCGTCCTGAGTTTGTTCCGGTGGATGTTGTAAACGTTTATCAAGACGTTAAGTTTTATTTTCCAAAACTTAAATCAGGACAACTACTAACAACGCCATTAGAAAAGAAAAAGAATCCTAATTGTGCGTTTTTTGTTAAAGAAGTTTCACGACAAAGTGAAACATTGGATTTTAGCCTTGTATGGTAAGGAGAAAGGATAATGACTATGAAAGCAGGTAAAATATGGGGTCAAACAGAATTGATCCATGCAAACGGTGTATTGGAATTTCACCGTATTGAATTCAAAAAAGGATTCAAATGTTCAGAACACGAACACAAGTATAAGTGGAATGGCTTCTTTGTTGAATCAGGCAAGATGATTGTTCGTGTATGGCAAGATGACCAGGACGGTTTAATTGATGAAACAATTTTAGGTCCAGGCGAGTTTACACAAGTTAAGCCAGGTAAAGTGCATCAGTTTGAAGGTATAGAAGATGGTGTAGCATTTGAATTATACTGGGCAGAATTTAATCACGATGATATCGTAAGAAGAACTGTAGGATCAAAATCTAAATAATGTTTGAACGTATTAAAAGCATCTTTAAAAAACAAGACAATCCAGAAATAACTTTTTGGAGTGAAGTACCCGGTCTTGAAGATGTTGTTCCAATTAAACCGGCTGTTAACTATCTACCCAAGTGGTGGAAAGACATGCCTCGTTTTGCAGATGTCGAACTTCCGCCCGAAGGTGTAAACAAAGGCACAGCAAAAAATTGTCCGGCTTTTGTTGATTTCTTTAAGTCAGCATATGTTGTACCATTATGGTGCGATGTTGAATTAGATATAAATCCACAAGGATATACCGTAAGAACAAGTTACGATAAGTTTAAGTTTTCACATCACAATCCAATACAGTTTAAACAGTGGCTACCACAACACTTACAACAAAATGTATCTATGGTATTAAAGCCAGAGTGTCCGTGGCGTGTTAAAACAAGTCCGGGATATAGTGTAATGCAGTTACCTATGATGTTTGAGTTTAATGATACGTTTGAGTGTATGGCTGGAACCATTTGGAGTGATAAGTTTCACGAAATGAATCAACAACTAGTAATTAAAAAGTATGGTAAAATTACATTAGAAAGGGGAACCCCTTTAGCAATGTATGTTCCATTTAAACGTGAAAAATTTAATTTTAATTGTACACACAGAACTCCTGAACTAGAAAGACTAGAAAAGAAAAGTCAAATGATAGTGCGTTCAAAGTTTATCGGCGGGTACAAAAAAATGCAAAGTGAGTAATGGCTAAGATATACGAATCACCTGATGGAGGAGAAACTGTGTACGAAAGAGATACAGTAACAGGCGAACGCATATGCATTGAAAAACCTGTACATCCTGATTGGTATATTGATCCTTATGATTTTGATTTGATAACAGAAATGGCCAAAGATGGAAATAAAACATTGCAAAATTTATTAAAAGAAGTTAAACTAGTATACAACTTGAGTATAGAAGAAGAAGATTATCATGGCTGAAAAGAAAAAGTTTCTTGATTTAAAAGCAATGCTTAGTGCTGTTGATCGCAGAGATAAAGAATGGTATAACAAACTTAGCGACGACGATAAAAAACTATTTGCTCCTTTTATTGCTATGCGTTATGTAAGCAGTGTTAAAGGTGATAAGTTTTTTCAAGAACACTACTTAGAAATGTGCAATGAATTTGTAAACAAACATCACTGGTCACTAAGCAAAAATCATAAAGGCTTGCTGTGGAAACTAATGGCAATGTGCGGTGCTTACGAAAACTTTTTTCATCAGTATCAAGCGGCTCCAAAAAAACAAACAAAGAATAAATTTACACAATTCTTGCTAGACAAGAATCCTAATATGAAGATGGAAGATGCAGAGTTACTATCAAGTATTATGTCAAAGAAGGAACAAGATCAATACGTTAAAGACTATGATCCAAACAGTTGAACAACCATATGAGTGCGTACATTGCGGCAAGGCGTTTCAAAAAGAAAAAACGCTTATGGCTCATATGTGCGAACCAAAACGTAGACATCTACAAAAAGATGAAAAACGTGTTCAAGTAGGATTTTTAGCATTTAATAAATTCTACACAATGGTACAGCGTACTAAACCTAAAACTTATGCAGAGTTTTGTAAAAGCAGTTACTATAATGCGTTTGTTAAGTTTGGTAGTTTTGTTAGCAATATTAATCCGTTGTATCCAGAAAAGTTTATTGACTTTGTAATTAAGTCAAATGTAAAATTAGATCATTGGTGTCGTGATGAATTATACGACACGTATATGTTTGAAATGATAAAAATAGAACCCACTGAATCCGCATTAGAACGCAGTGTTCAAACAATGCTAGAGTGGGCAGATAAAGAGCAAGCACAGTACAACGACTATTTTAGATATTGTAATTTAAATAGAGCAGTTAACGATATTAGAAACGGACGTCTTAGTCCTTGGTTATTATTGAATTCAAAATCAGGAAAAGAAATGCTAAGTAAGTTCAATGATGAACAATTAGCAATCGTTGAACCAGTTTTGGATATTCCGTTTTGGCAAAGGCAATTCAAAGCAAAGCCTGCGGATGTAGAACTAACAAAAGAAATAATCAAGGAGGCACACATTGATTGACACAGAAACATATACTGTTGTAACAAACATGCGAGATGGCGAACCTATAGATCGAATTTATGGAGGCGCGGCGGGATCTCCTCGTATGCGTTTGGTACAAGCAGACGGAACCGAGTATCAAGGAAAGATTACCAAAAAAACTATTATAGTAGATGGTATAAATGGAAAATTTAAATCATACATTTATGTCACAGAGGACAAAAGAGTATTTGACAGGATGGGACTTCCAGTGTATAATGTAGATATAAATGAAGTAACAGTTGAGGAGAATGAAGATGCTACACAAGATCAGTCAGATGTGTGACAAAATTGATTCTATTAAACGTGACGCAGATAGATTGCGTAAAATGAAGTATGGAGAAAACAAACATTCAACAACAGAAATTGATAACTTGATTGCACAAATACAATCAGACTGTTATCTAATTTCACAGGACAGAAGCCCTTATGCCAAGAGTACCGAGAAAGACAACACATAAAAATTACAGTCAATACGATCCAAAGATTCACACTAAAACTAAAGGAGGCCATGGGTTCGGTATGAAAAAAGGTGTAAAAACAAAAGACTACGAAAGCAGTGGACTTCATTTGATTGAAGTATTCAAATGGGAAGTACCTAAACATCTAAAAGAAGAATACGAAAAATTTAAACAAGCAAATGCCTGATATCGATTTAGATTTTTTTGATCGCGACAGTGTGTTAGAAAAATTCAAACACATCAAAGCCTCACGTGAAGAAAAAGGCGAATTGAAAAAACATAACACAGGTGTTTATTTTCATAATGCTCCTGTTGATCCTTTTACAGATCGTTGCACCCTTGATCACAAACTAGCAGAAGATCGAGGATACTTTAAAATTGATATGTTAAATGTTCACATATATGAGCATGTAAAAGACGAAGAACACTTAAATACACTTTTACAAAAGGAGCCGTTGTGGGAACTACTTACTCACGAAGAATTCAGCAACAACTTATTTCACGTCGCAGAACACAGCACTATTCTAAAAGAAATGAAACCGCAGAGCATAGAACAATTAGCGGCAGTACTAGCAATTATCCGTCCAGCGAAGAGGAGTTTGCTTGGACAACCGTGGGATACGGTGATGAAGAACGTTTGGACGAAACCTGAAGACGGAAGTTACTATTTTAAAAAGGCACACGCAGTTGCTTATGCACATGCGATTGTGGTACACATGAATTTATTATGCGAAGAATTAAAAAATGAACAACAATAATAACGAAGAACATTTTGTTTTTAACAACGATACCTTTGAAGAACAAGAAATTGCACAACTATCTTCCTTGATGGAAAATGAAGCGGTGCTACGTAAAGCACGAGAAAAATTTAGAGAAGAACAAAGCCGTCCTAGTCTTAGTGAATGTAAGGCATGCGGTGAAGAAATTCCAGAGGCAAGACAAAAAGCAGTACCAGGTGTTCAACTTTGTTTAGAGTGTGCAACACTAAACGAAAAACCTTGGTAACTATTTTATCTTTCTAATTAATTGTATTGATTTTCTTTTAATACGTTTTTCGGCAATATCATTAAGTCTTACCATATGTCCAAAAATTAATTCAACATCTTTGGTTGCAAAGGTTTTGATTAGTCCTTTAAATTTGTTCATTTCAGACTTCATGAATATGTTAATAGGTATTTTGCGATTAGATTCCCACCACCAACTATCTCCGCATTCAAGCAATGCTAGTTTTTGGTTGTCATCTGAGCAACTAGAGTAATCGTATATGCTCGTAACATTAGAATCTTGATTAATAACGATACCAACGTATTCGATATCCCCGTGTTTAATACAACTTAAAAACGGGAATTTTTCCTGTAAATCTTCTTGTAGTGTTGTCATACTATTCCAATAAATAACATTATAGGATGAACTCAATATGCTCAAGTTACCCATATATATTTATGAAACCGGTTATACCTTATACAGTGATTTGGATTCCGGGATTAAACAAGGATATACGCCAATGTACACAAAAGACATACAAATTGTGAAAGGTGTCACGAACACTGTAAAGTTCACAGTTAAAAACCAGGATCAAAAGCCAATAGATATTAGCGGCGAAACACTAACATTCGTGTTAGTTAACAAGGAAACAGGTGCAGTATATGTTGAAAAAGCATGTACTACTGTAGACGACGGTAGCACTGTTGCTACACGTGGTGTTGCTACGCTTACACTGAACGAAAGCGATACAGCAACATTAGTAAGCAAGTTTTACAAGTTCTCTGTGTACAGAACCGTAAACGGCGCTGGCAAGTATCCTACATATTCAAATACATATTATGAAGTAGCAGGCAATATTGAAATCGTTGATCAAGTATATCCAGCATTTACAGATTCAACAACACTTCCTAACACAGACTTTACTAGACCATTAACTAATAATTTCTATAGCCATAACGGACAAATAACAGAATACTTTAGTTCAATCTATGATGCACAGCCTGAATATAAACGCAATGGTGCTGTTCATACTGTAACATATTACAGCGATGGATATACAGGCGATCTTACAATACAGGCCACTTTGGACAGCCAAGTTACAGCAGATACAAGTTGGGTAGACTTAACTACTATTAGTCTAACTAGTTCAGACGCTATTGGTTATGCCAATGTAACTGGTGTGTACAATTATTTAAGATTAAAGCATTTACCTGACAATTCGAACACCGGAACACTTGACAAAGTACTAGTTAGATCGTAAAATACTAGTATGAATTCGATACAATCTACTATTACGACTGCCTTACCTTCAAAACGAAAGCAAACTCCTAGTGGTTGGGTTTCGTTTGATGCACCTTGCTGTGTTCATAATGGCGAAGGTGCGGACAAGCGTAAGCGTGGAGGTATAATGTTCAACGGTGACGGAACAGTGAGTTATCATTGTTTTAACTGTGGATATACTGCATCGTTTATTCCTGGTAGAAACTTGTCCTACAAGATGCGAAAACTACTAGGATGGTTTGGAATGCCAAATTCAGAAATTACCAAACTTGCTTTGGAGGCACTGCGAATTAAGGAGGAGACCGTCATAGATGGGAATACCCCTCATATACAGTTGCCTGTTTTTGAAAAGAGAGAACTGCCAGTTGGTGCTCGGCCTTTTATGGAATGGCATAACTGGAAAGCATTAGAACCAAGCGGATTAGATCCAGAATTCATCAGAGCCGTCGAGTATGTAGTTTATGATCGTGGCCTTGATATTGGTGACTATGACTTTATGTGGACCTGCGAAGGATCATATAAAACAAGGCTGATAGTTCCTTTTTATTATCAAGGGGACATAGTCGGATACACTGCTCGTAAACTAGGCGACGGCTCACCTAAATATATTACAGATAGTCAACCGGGTTATGTTTTTAACCTAGATGGACAAGGCTGGGATAGACAGTTTGTTATTGTAGTAGAAGGACCGTTTGATGCAATAAGCATAGGCGGCGTAGCAGTATTACGTAACGAAGTAAACGACCAACAAGCAATGCTAATAAACAGTTTGCAAAGACAGGTTATTGTTGTTCCTGATAAAGATCAAAGTGGAGAACAATTGGTTACCGATGCGATTAAATATGGATGGACTGTTGCTTTTCCAGATTGGCCTGATGCTGATGTAAAAGACGTTGCTGATGCTGTTAAACGTTATGGTAAAATATACACAATGCAAAAGATTATTCATAGTGTTACTAGTGGAATTAAAATACAACTTCTGGCAAAAACTTACTTTGCAGATTAAACAAAAAGGCAGTATAATATAAACTATGCAAGACTTTAATACAGACATACAAAAACTATTTTTAGAAATGTTTCTAGCAGATGCGGAAGCATTTGTAAGATGTCAAGGCATCTTTGAAAGCGAAAACTTTGATCAAAAACTACGTGAAGGTGCAGAGTTTATCAAGAAGTATGTTGACGAATATAAAGTTATGCCTGAACTTGATATTGTTAACAGTGCATGCCAAACAAATTTAAAAGATGCTAGTGCGGTAGGACAAGAACATACAGATTGGTTATTGGATACATTTGAAAAGTTTAGCAGACACAAAGCACTAGAACGTGCAATTCTAAAAGGTGCTGACTTACTTGAAAAGGGTGAGTATGGTCCTATTGAAGGCATGATTAAAGAAGCAATTCAAATTGGTCTTGCAAAAGATATGGGTACAGACTACTTTGCTGATCCTAGAGCAAGACTTGAAGGATTAAAAGATAACAACGGACAGGTAAGCACAGGTTGGCCAAGCATTGACAAGAAATTGTTTGGTGGTTTTAACAGAGGCGAACTAAACATTTTTGCAGGTGGTTCGGGTGCAGGTAAAAGTTTGTTCTTGCAGAACATGGCTGTAAACTTTGCAACAGAAGGCATGAACGTGTTGTACATTAGTTTAGAACTTTCAGAAGCACTAACAGCAATGCGTATTGACAGTATGCTTACAGGTATTGCTACAAGAGAGATTTTTAAAAGTCTTGATGATGTAGAAATGAAAGTTAGAATGATGGGCAAGAAGTCAGGCAAGATACAAATCAAGTATATGCCAAGTGGTAAGAATGCAAATGACCTGCGTAGTTATGTTAAAGAATGGTCAATTAAAAACAAGTGCAAGCCAGATGTATTGTTAATTGACTACCTAGATTTGATGATGCCACTAAGTGTTAAAGTATCGCCAAGTGATTTGTTTGTAAAAGACAAATATGTATCAGAAGAACTACGTAACTTGGCAATGGAACTAGGTTGTGTATTTGTAACAGCATCGCAGTTAAACAGAGCGGCGGTTGAAGAAATTGAATTTGATCATTCACATATTTCAGGCGGACTTAGTAAGATTCAAACTGCTGATAACGTGATTGGTATCTTTACAAGCCGTGCTATGAAAGAACGTGGACGTTATCAAATACAGTTTATGAAAACACGTTCAT